GAGCGCGATGGTTCGCGCGCAGACGTACGAGTGCTTCACCTGATCCGCAAAGCTGACGAGGCAATGCGACATCCAGCCACCCGGCCGAAGCGCACCCTGGCTCAGGAATCAAAAAGATCCTCGGCGTATCCGCCGAGGATCATGATGTGAACAACCATAGCCGTTGTTTTCAGGTCGATGGTTTTGAGAAGACTGACTTGGTAGCGGGAGCGGGGCTTGAACCCGCGACCTCACGATTGGGTTTCGACTGAGATCAGAGATTTCTGCGGGTTATCAAGAGGTTCGCAGACCTTTCGCCGACAGCTCAGGAGCGATCAGGGGGTATCGCCTGCTGTTAGCGATTATGCGGGGTAAGTGCGGGATTTTGGATCAGTCCGCATCAGAATCCGATGTCATGCATACTTGGGCCGCCTGAGGGGTCGCGTGGCAGCACACGGGGTGCCGGCGGCGGCGGCATCCGCCTCGGGGGTGCGACGTCGAGCACGGCCACCGGTCCGAGTAACGGGAAGATCGTCACACCCCCCTCGTCGGACTCGAAGTGGTAGGCCGATGAGTTGTCTCCTGTCGCGATAGTTTCCGTCAGCTCGGCGTCTACTGCCGCTGCCGTCTTGTCGGAGTCCTTGAGGGTGTAGCGAACGCCGCCGTAGTGCACCTGTACCGTCATGCCCTGAGCCTAAGCGCGAGATGATGCACGTCATGGTCACTTATGCGAGCCGTGTTGAGATCGAGTCAATTGTCCGTGAGGAGATACGACGCTATCTGAGCGGTGATGCGGCGTGGCGCGCCGGATCCGGCCGCGGCCCAAGGCGCCGAGTACTTGCTGATGCCGTTCGCGCAGAATTCGCGCGTCGCGACTTACCCAAGGGAAAGCTCGCCGACGTGATCGGGAAGAGTGTGCCAGCCGCGGCTGGGCGCATGAGCGGTGCGTACGCGTTCGATGCTGACGAGATCGACAAGATCGCGGCATTCCTCGGAATGACTGCCTACGACCTCCACACCCTCGCTGAGCACGGCGCGCGCTTCACCGGACTAGGAACCGACGATCCGACCCCCTCCGGGGATATGGACGTCATGGCGCAACCGCCACGCGCCCGACGTCCACGTCCCACCGCTTGGTAGAACGGACTCCATATGGATAACGATACGTCTGATCCGTACGGATAATGCACCTGACCGGGGCATTTTCAGACCCCGATTCGACTGCTAACGTGCCTCGCATGAACAGTGAAGTCCCTGACCCGTACAAGTGGAAACGCGGCTTCAGTCGAGAGCAGGCGGCGGACTACTGCGCGGTCAGCATCGACAAGGTGAAGCGCGCGATCCGATGGAACCAATTACCCGCCGTGCGCCACGGGAGGGACATCATCCTGTTCCGCGAAGACCTCGACGCGTGGATGGAGAGCTGGGAACCGGTCTGAGCCCACGCGATGTCCGAGGTGGGTCCTAGCATGGTGTCCTCTCGGCCGGAGGAAGGATCCGGCGCACCGTGGAAACCTGGCACCCCATCATGGCCGCCGTCGAAGGCCCGACAGGCACGTGGCGGATGGTCGACCCGCAAGGCCTCGAGTACGGGCGCGTTGAGATCCGACGCGTCATGAACGGTCAACAGGTCGCATACAAGGCCATTTACCGCAGCGAGGTCATCGGCTGGGCGCACGCCCTTCGCCTCGCCTGCCACAAGATCCACATGGCGCACCTCGCGACCATGGGCAACCCCGGCCCACCCGTAGCAAGCTGGGGCGAACCAAGACGCGCTTGTCCGCGATGACAGGACGTGTCAGCGTACAGGTGTCCGACGACTCCCCGGCCTGGTTGCCGTTCGTCCCGCTTTCCTCGGGTGAGAGGTTGTCGGCGCAGCGCGAATGTCCTCCTGCGTGTCGTGATAGGTAACCGCGTCGGCGTCGTGTTCAAGGTGACATTGCGACGGCGGGGGTATTGGCAGCCCTCCGTTGTGAGCGCGCCCGGCGCGGCGGCAGTTCCGCGGGTGAGCGTGGAGCACGGCCCCTGCCTGCTTCGTTGAAGGCGGGGGCCGTGGTGGTGGTCCGCGGCTAGAGCGTCACGGGCGTGCGGGTGAAGGTGATTCGTGCGGCTTTCGCGTCGATGGCCTCTGCACGGGATCCCTCGGCTTCTGCTGCGGACGCCAGCCGTGACTGCTGTGCGAGACGTTCCTTCTGGATGCTCGCTGTAATCGCGGCGAGGTGGTCGGCAAGGAAGGTGGCCAGACCGTCCTCGAGTTGGTCGAGGTTCGTGTTCTTGATCTCGAGACGCCTGTCCGACACGTGCAGGGTGACCGAGGGATACCCTGCCGCGCTGAGCGCTTTCAGGCTGTCCGGCGAGTGGATCGCGGCGACTTCCTCGGACTGCGGGCGCCGGTTGAAGACAGCATCGACCTGGTAGGAACCGGGGGCGTTGAGCGTCCCGAGACTCGGCGGCAGTGAGCCGGGGAGGACGGATGTCAGACCGAGGGGGTTGGGGTAGGCAGTCGGGGTGGGTGTTTTGAGGGTTGCTTGGTCTGTGGTGGACATGGGTCTTGAAACCCTTTCAGGGTGCGCGGCAGGGCCGTGCTGCGGGTGGTCCGACTAGAAGGTTCGACGGCCGGCGCGGTTGCGGATGATGCCGAAGATGATGGTGGCGACGAACAGGATGATGCCGATGATGGCGAGCCAAAGCAGCCCCTGGAACGTGAATCCCACGATCGTCAGCACCGCCCAAACGACCAGTAAAACGAGAAGCGTTATCCACATATTCGTGACCATACGCTCATCTCGCCAGAAAGATAGGCGACCACATTTGACGCGACAATTTCGCCGTCTTTCGGTCGACTGCACTTTCGTATCGCCGCGTCAACGCCCTCGGCGTCACCTCTCGAGGAGGGACGCCGAGGGCGTGGTCGTTCGGGGACCGCGGCGGTCGCGTCGCGAACCGTCCTTCGCTATCACAACCCGGCTTGGAGCCTCGCTGGACGCACTCTGCGAGCCCGTACGGCTGTACGTTCTGCATGGGGCACGTCATCGGGTGAGCGAAGGACACTCTTCACTCCCGGTGTGGGACAAGCTCAAGGGATTCATCGCATACGGGACGAGGTGACCCGCTACTGCTCAGCGGTCACTGGCGGTGCGTCGGCAGGCACCTCGTTGAACGTCATCGGCTCCGCCGTCCCGTGAGGACGGGGGTCCGAATCCGGTTCGGGGACAACATAAAGACCGCGTCCAGAGTTGGCGGTGTAGGTGAGGGCGTGCAGCCATGCGGGGTTGAGTTGCGGTGAGCGGCCGCCGTGGAACTTGAACACCAACGACACCTGGGGGTGGATATAGACCGTCGTGCGGCCACCACCCGTGCTCACGTCGTCCTTCCACGTGAACGTGAAGCTCTCGCCGCGGCGGACCTTCGCCATGATGACCGCTTGCAAATGAGCGAGGAGCCGGTCTTCGAATTCCGTCTTGATGTTCGAGTCGTACGTGAACTTGCCCATGGCACCCTCCCGGCTCCGCCGTCAGGTGGGGGGACGAGAGGTGAGCGGCGGGACCTGGGAGCAAGGTTTCCCCGGCCTGGGCTCTGCGCGACACCCCTGGCGTGCGACGTCGCCTTGTGCGACGATGCGCGCTGCGCCAGTGATGCGTGGAGTTTGCCTCGCGCATTTCATCAACGCAACCCCGAGTGAAGCTGGCGATAGGGCGACATACCCTTCGCACATGGGCAACAGCATCGAGCGGGTCACTCTCACGGTCGACGGCACGAGCTTCGCGCTCGGCCCGCTCGAGAGCCTCGACGACCTGCGCGATCAAACCCTCCGAGCCGCTCGCGCCGCAGGCGGCTTCCTCAACATCACAGCCGACGGCGGGCAGCGTCTTAGCTTCTTCGTGACAGGCACAACATCGATCGTCATCTCCGTTTCGACTGTCCCTCTCAACGCTCAAACCGCGGATGGCGACTCCCGCGATTGGCGCCCAGGTGGGCCGAGTTACTACGAGGACGATGACGCTCCGTTCGACATCATCTAGTGGGACCGAAAGAGCGGGCAGCACGACGTCTGATCGGCAAGGGTCAACCGCGCCTTGGGGCGGCTGAGCGCAGTTCCTAGAATCTCCGACGTGGGACGTCTCATCTACTCGCCGACCTCGAGCTTCGACATCGAGGACCGACTGCTCTACCACCTGCGCGTCGTCATGATGAACAAGCTCCGCCGTAGCGAGAGCTTCATGCTCCAGATGGCAACGGAAGGCGGCGGCCGAATCTCAATCTGGATCGCCCCCGATCTTCCGCTGTTCATGCAGTTTTTCGGCGGGCGGATACCGGAGATCGACCAGGCCCTGCTCGAGAAAATGATGCGCGACGCGAGCAGCGCCGACGGGCTCACCCTGTCGAGCCGCCTGTGAGACGGGCCGGTGGCCCGCGATCCATCCTGTGTGCGCCTCCCCGCCCGGGCGGTGGGTGCGAACGACAGGGTCGTCGTGCTCGAGGTGCCGTGTGATGGTGGGCACTGGTCCCCGGTGGTGTGGCGGAACGCTGTCACTGTCCGTTCCCGGTGAACGACGAGACGCCCCCACGTGGAGGGCGTCTCGTTTGCGCTGCATCTCGCGCTCCCACCCTTACGGGTGACCCTGCCTCTAATCAGGGACCGTTGCAGCGGCGGGGCTCGAACCCGCGTGGCCGACTGTTCGCCTCCACCCACTCCCCGATTGCTCGGTTCGCCGCCCTCCGATTCTACCGTCACCAACGACAAATGACGCCCCCAGTGTCACCCCCACAAGGGAGGAGACACCGAGGGCGTCAGATGGTGGAGCGGGGTCAGACCGCGACCCAGGTGGTGCCGTTCCAGATGCGGCGGCCCACGGCAGGACCGTTGAGGCCTGTGCGGACGGCTGCGGCGACGGCGGGACCGTACTTCGAAAGGTTCGCCCACCCTCCCGGGTGGAGGCTGTCGAACCCGTCGCCACCGGTCCAGGTGATACCGGACAGCAGCGTGATGCGGGACGGCTTCGTCGTCGCGGCGATCGCGTCGGTGAAGTCCGAGATGCTGTACGCCTGATTGAACGGGCGGATCACCATGATCCGCGCTTTCGTAGTCTGGGCGAGCAGGTTGTTCAGCAGCGTCGTCAGCCCGGCGGTGAACGTCGCGGCGGGGACGGCGTTGCCGGCGTCGTTCGTTCCGTGGTTGATGATGACGGCATCTGGGTCGACCGCGAAGCTGCGCGCCAGGCCAGCCGCTTGCAGGTTCCATGCGTCGTTCAGCGCGGGGACGTTGCCGCCGCCTGGCCACGTGATGCCCTGTCGAGCGAAGCCGATCACACCGACTTCGGCGCCGAGCAGCTCGCCCAGCAGGAACGCCCAGCCGAGCGTTCCGTCCGATCGCACCGTCGGGCTGCCCGACGCAGCGACCGTGCTGTCGCCCTCGGTGATCGAGTCGCCGAGCACGGTCGCGGTCAGCGGGGCCTTCGTCGGGGCGACGAGCGTGGGCGTCCCGCCGGTGACGTCGATGCCGGTGAACTTCACCGCCGTCACGTAGGGCGACGCCCACCTGTTCGATCCGTCGCTCGACGCGATCATCACGACCTCGAGCATGTGTTTCTGCCATGCGCTCGTGCGTGCTGGCAGCGGGACCGTGACCGTCGCCGCGACGCTGACGACCTGCCAACCCCCGGTGCGGTCGATCCGGTACGCGATCTTCGTGGCATCCGCGATCATCGAGGACACGTCGAAGTTCAGCGTGATCCCGGTCGGTGAGCCGGTGATGAGCGTCTTGAAGTACGCACCCGAGTTGTTCGTGAGCGCCCGGGTCCCGTCGATGTGCCAGTTCCACGGGCTGTAGACGATCGCCGCGTTGTTGTGCGCGAAGACGGTCACGACGTCTGCCTCCACTCGTCACCCACGAGCGCATCCGTGGGGGTGCTCTGCCCGACGTACGTCACGCACCCAGCCGGCGCTGCGGACGGCCGCGGCGGGTAGGTCCGCGCGCCCGTGACGCGCTTGAGGTAGTTCGCGTCCTCGGCGTGGAACAGCAGCAGCGTGTCATCGTCCGGCGTGGACGCGGCAGCCGGTGGGGTGAAGGTCCCGGAGTAGCGGTGGCTCTTCGACACTCGACACTCGTCGACCTTCGCGAACCCGGCGATGCCGAACTGCGATGCGGTGAAACCGCCGAACACGAAGTCGTCGTTCCACGTGACCGTGGCGGCGCCGACCGTGGCCGCAATGGGCACCCCGTCCAGCCACCAGCCGACCAAGGTGTTCTTCCCGCCTGTGCGGGTGATCTGCACCGCGATGTGATGCCACGTTTGTGCGCTCACGGTCTCCGTGCTGTCGACCTGCACGTTCGAGCTGTTCAGGGCCACGCGGAGGGTGCGAGGCTGCCCAGAGAACCCGAGGAACAGGTTCCCCAGCGACCACAGCACCCGCAATCCGGTGTCCGTACCCGCCTCGAGCCGCAGCCAGAGTTCAACGGTCAGGGAGAGAGCCTGCGCCTCGGGCACGGTGTCCACCGCCGTCAGCACGCCGTAGTTCATTGCACCGGATCCGAACTTCGCCGGCGCTCCGTAGACGGGCGTGCCGCCCACGGATGCCGCCGCCGTGACGTGCGTGATCGGCACGGACTCCACGCACGTGAACATGAGCGACGTCTGCGCGACGCGCGTGTTCACCGCGGCCTCGACGGTAGTGCTTGCCGCGAGAGCATCGGTGGCTATCTGCTGCGCCGCCGTCCGCGCTGGACCTGTCGCAGTGAGAGCGTCCGCGTACGACTGTGTCGTCGGGCCGGGACCCTGCGCACCGGTCGCCCCGGCAGGCCCTTGCGGACCCGTGCTGCCCGTGTCGCCCTTCGGGCCGGTAGCGCCCGTGTCGCCCTTCACTCCCGCCGGCCCCTGCGGCCCCGCGGCACCCTGAGGTCCGGCTGGTCCCTGGATGCCCTGCGGCCCTGTCGCGCCGGTCGCTCCGGTGTCGCCCTTCGGTCCCTGTCGTCCCGGGGTGTCGACAGCCTCCCACGCCTCGTTACGAAGCGTCAGCGTCTCATCCCGAAGACCCTGCGTGTCCTCGCGTGCCTGGAACGTCTCCGCCCGCACCGTATCCCACGCCGCGACCACGTCCTCCGTCGGCTGCAACGTCGCCGGGTCCAGGTTCGGGAGGTCACCGAACGGCACGAAGCCGTCGGTTTGAACCGGGACGCCCTTCAACCATTCCTTCTTGTGCCGACCCGAGAGGATCGACACCTTCACCAACCAACCCCACGACCCATCCGTGGGCTCCAGGTTCGGCTGCACAGTCGGGACACCGTTGACCAGCTTCATCTCCACCTCAGGAGAGAACGTGATCTCGCTCCCGTCCACGGTGGTGTAGCTGACGAGGTCAACCTTCCCACCCATGAGGGTGGCACCAGCTTGTACTGCCTGGAACTTGACCGTCGCGGTCACGTGACGGAACTCCGCCTCGATCTCCCGAACCAACGACTCCAAACCGATACGGGTCACGGTTATCTCCCTCAGATGGTGATGCCGTACTCGGCGGCGAGCGTCGCGTGCAGCGAGTCAAGGTCTTCGTCGGTGAAAGCGCGACCGAAGATCCTGATGAGGGAGATGTCGCCGGCGAAGAACTGCTGGTTAGCTCCTGAGTTTGCCCCGATGGTGACGCGCGGGAGAGTCGCGAGATCTCGGGTCGCCTGAGCCTGTCCCGTGACGCCGGGCGATTCGACCGTGTCGACGCGGAGCAGTGCGTTGGCGCCATGTCGGACGCTGACCGCGTGGAAGCCGGCGGTGTCGGCGGAGCTTGCGTTGACAAGCTCGCCCGAGGCTCCGGCTCCTGCGTCATAGCCGGTGCTGATGCGGCGGAGGCTGGCGAAGTAGGACTTGTTGTCGATGAACGCGCCGGAGATGATCGCCCCTGTGTTCGTCGATGTGGGCCGGACGACCGCAACCTCCGTAAGCGGGAGGCCCAGGGCGGCGCCAAACACCGCGGTCCGGAGGTACTGAGATGCCGCGGCGTCGAAGCGGACGGCCTTGTGTCCGTTGGGCCCCGCGACGACGGTGGGCTTGGATGGGGACCCTCCGCTGAGGTTGGCGACGGCGCCGAGGGCTCCGCCCGAGCTCGCCCAGGTCGAGACCGACGTGCCGACGTTGCCGAGGGAGTCGGCGTTGTACTCGAGCAGCAGGTCCGAGGTGATGTCGGGGTCCGCGTAGATGGGGTTGTCGGTGACGAAGCCCGAGTCGTCGCCGTACATGTCGGCTGTGGTGGTGACGGGGGTGCTCATGATGCCTCCAGCATCCAGTTGAGTTTCTGAGTGAGGGCGGGGTCGACGAGGTTGGTGACGACGGCGCCTCGGGCGGGGACGGAAAGATGCAGCGGGTCCACGGCGCCGTCCTTGATCGCGCTGATCTGGGGGGCCTTGTTCCCGAGCGCGATCTCGGCTAGATCTTCGGACGTCGGTGTGAGGCCGAGGTCGGTGAAGATCTTCGTGGAGGCGACGTATGCGCCCATGTCGCCGAACCGGGCGCCGTAGCGGGCTTTCATCGCGTCGCGGTACGCGGCGTATCGCACGCGCTCCGGGGCGCCGGCCGGTGTTCCGGTGTCGACGAAGTGTCCGACGATGAAGACGGGCTTGCCGGTGGCGGTGGCCCACGCGTAGGCGTCGTGGGTCCACTGGATGATCTGCGACACGTCGGTGGTGATGCCGTAGACGCCGCCGGAGAGGTTGTTCTTCCCGATGTTGAGCACGATGATCGCGTCGCGGTACTCGTCGGCGTCGGGGATGAACTTGGTTCCGGCCGGGACGGTGAAGCTCGCGCCGTTCGTGTCGCGGGTGAACGTCCACGAGGGCGTGCCGCCATGGTCGGGCTTGCTGATCGTGCCGTGCACGCTCGGGAAGCCGTCGAAGTGGCCGGACACGGACCACGCGTTGACGATGCTGGACGGCACGTTCGACGAGATCACCGCGGACGCCCCGGCCCCGGAGATCTCCGTCACTCCGGAGGTAAGGAGGGGTCGAGAGCCGAGCTTCGCGAGCGTGTGCTCCGCGCCGACACCCGCGGTCGCGGTGTTCACCAGGGTGGCGCCGTGCGCTCCCGCGAAGGCGGAGAACTGGGATGCCATGCCCGCCCAAGTCGACGTCCCGTTGATGACGAGGTGCGTGCGATCGGTCGGGATGAGGCGGGAGCGGATGCCGGTGCTGATGTCGGTGACGTAGGCGACTCCGTTTTCGACGTCCTGGATCAGGGCGGCGCCGCCACCGGTTCCGGATGTGATGAGGCCGGGAAACTCCTGCCGACCGTCGTCGTAGATGATGCGCGTCGCGCGGCCGGACTGGGTTCTCTCGACGAAGAACACGCCGGGGATCTTCGACACTTCCCGGATGCCGGCGACCTGGCGACGGAAGAACTTTCGGGTCCACTTCGACAGGTCACCGTTGGCCGCCCAGCCGATGAGCATGCGTCCGGACTGCTTGACGGTCTGGGCGATGACCGCGTCGTCGTCGTGGCGATGGGTCGTGACCGTTCGGGCGCGGACGATGCGTTCGACCTGCAGCGCCTGACCGACCGCGGTGGTTGCCGCCGCGGCCGCCGCGGCGATGACAGGAGGGTTCTCAGCCAGTGCGGGAGTGATGAGGTCGATGGCCGCTTTGCGGCCCTTCGTACCGGGGGTGCGAAGGATCAGCTCGAGGTGACCGTCGGGGAGCCCGTGGAATTCGCCGAGTCGTGTGAGCATCAGGCCACCGCGCTTTCCGGCCCCCAAAGGACCAATGTGTCACCGGAGATGTCGAAGTAGGGGCGGTTGCCCCCGAGAACGGAGCCGGTGGGGTCGCCGAAGCCGGACAGGATCCAGGCGTTCGTGAACAGATCCATCTCGAGCAGGTCGTCGATCGCGCCACCGTTGCCCGGCCAGAGCTTGTACGGCCACTCCTGGTATCCGTACGACCACAACTCGGGGCGCGGCTCGGCGGGGTTCTGCCGCCAGCGGAATACGGGGACGTAGAACGTGTCGGGTGCAGCCTCGAGACGAACCGTGAACAGGCCCTCGTTGATGTTCACCCACTCCGCTTTGACTTCGACACCCACAAGGAGAGCGCCGGGGACGGAGCTCGGTCGCTGCGGGCGGAACCACAGCTCGGGTGAGAGCTCGAGGGGGAACACGACGCCCTCGTGGGTGAGAACGCTGCCTTCCACGGTCACGGTTGCCATGCGGGTTTTCCTCTCAGCCCTCTTCGGAGCGCGCAGGTGGGATGTGGGAGAAGACGGCGGCGGCGGCCCACACGAGGAGGACCGCCGCCAGGAGGAGTCGGATCACGGCTGGTTGTGCGCGCCCGGATCGCGGAAGTTCGCCGGGTTGTGAGGGTCGACCGCGGCCGCGATCTCCGCGGGGGTCGCGAGCGCCGTGATATTCACGACGGTGCCGGCCGTGGCAGTGCCAGCGTCGATCGGGACGCGAGTGGGGTCGGCGGGCAGAGTCGCGAGGATCAGTCGGACGAGCGAGCCGAGGGCGGCGATGAGAGCCGCCTGCAGGACGAAGGCCCAGTCGACGTCGGTGATGAGCGTCGCACCGACGAAACCGGCCGCGAGGGACTGGGCGAACGTCTTAACGACGCGCTCGACGGCGGCGAGCCACCACGGCAGGTTCACGCCCTCGACCTCGGGGAGGCCCGCGAGGCTGGTGACAATCGACGCGAGGAACGCGAGCGCCGAGGTGAGCAGCACCGTCACCCAGGGGATGTCGGCGAGGAGCGACGCCCCGAGGTAAGGCACGGCGACGGCGAGGGCGGTGTACGCGGCGCGCTTGCCGGCGTCCGCCCACCAGTGCGGGTTGGTGAGGTTGGAGAGCTTCACGGGGTGTCCTTTCGGAACGTGGGTCCCGGCTGGCCGGGGTCGGGGTGGGGGTTCTTGCCGAGGTAGAGGTCGCGCCAGTAGTCGCGGTCGGCTTCCATCCGCTCGAAGGCGCGGAAGTCGATGTCGTCCTCCTCGTGCTCGGCGACGGCGGGGATGCCGACTTCGGGTGCGGGAGTCTTGTCGGGGCGGCGCCAGGCGGTGATGAGGTCGGCGACGGCTTTGGTGAGTCCGGCGATGGCGGTGAGCACGAGGGCCGCGACGCCGGCCAGGGCCGCCCACGCGTCGACCGTCATCAGGTCTCCTTCGACTGGGCGATCGCCTCCACGTTGGTGGTGCGTCCGTCTCGGAGCGCCCGCCGGTAGCGGACGAGGCCCCAGATGATCTGCCCGACGCGGATGGCCGCGGTCAGGCCCAGCCCGCCGACCATGAGCTGTGTGAGCGGGTTCGTGCCGAAGCCGTACTCGTGCACGAGCGCTCCCCACAGCAGCAGGTAGCAGAGGGCGACTATGCCGGTCGCGGCGGCCTCGACACGCTGCACGGCGCGCATGCGGCTGCCGTGCCCGTCTGCGCTCTTCATCAGCGGGAGCGTGGTGATCGCGATGCCCGCGGCCACCAGCAGCACCCACTGCCACACGTCGGCGAGAAGCGTGCTCCACGCCTCGAGCGCGACAGGCTGGTACACCTCGACCACGGACAGGACAGGGATGCCGGCGGAGATGACCATCGCCCCGGCCGCCCACGCGTTGTCGGGCGATGTCAGCCGGACCGGCTTAGGTTCGTCCATCGGCCTCTCCCCGCTGCACCAGGCACGCCATCCCCGCCACGAGCGTCAGCGCCGAGATCACCGAGTAGACGATCGGGGCGGACGGAGCGAAGTTCGGCGAGAACGCGATCGGGACGACCCACAGCACCCACACGATCCCGAGCAGGAACGCAGGGACGGCGGCTGCGGCGCGCGAGTGGATTAGCAGCGCCACCATGAGCACGGCGAGGACGACCATCGTCAGCCCCCACCACTGCGACGGCACCAGCCGGAACGCCTGACGGAATGACGGGACCTGCTCGTACGCCTCGGGCAGGGCGATGATCGACACGCCGAACGCGCCCGCGCCCAGCCCGAGGATCACCGTGATGATCTCGGGCAGGTAGATATGCGCGAGCTTGTACCGCCAGGCGGACGGGATGATGCGCACGGTCAGACGCGGATCAGCTCGCCGGGCGCGGGCAGGTTCGACGCCGCCGCGACCTCGGTGAGCCCGTACACGTCGAGGAGTGCGCGGGCGTGGGCTTCGGGCATCTGGAGCTCACCGTGGGACTCGTCCTTGCGGTACTCCTCGAACGCCTGACCCTCGGGAGGCCACGCGCCCTTGTTGCGGGCCCGCAGGGCGACGCGCGCCCCGAACTCGTTGAGGTGCGCCTTGACCCCACGGAACGGCTCGAGCGTGTAGCTGGTTCCTTGGCGCTGGCCGTCTGTGATGCGGAACAGAATCGACATGTCGTCCTCCTCGGACTGGTTGAACGGCTGTGAGCCGGTGGATGCTGGTGCTTCCGCCCCGATGGGGTCGGCGTACTGCTCGAAGTCGAGCGTGTTGGCGTTGGTGCCGAAGCTGTACGAGTGCGTGGGCCAGAGCGTGACGTGCACGTGCTGGCCGACCGTGCCGGCGCCGCCAGCGGCGGTCATCGAGCCGTAGCCCGAGCCGCCCGACTGGGCGAAGATCGTTCCCCGGCTGACCCGGTCGCCACGGGAGACGTACCGGTCCCACAGGTGCAGGTAGCGGATGCGGCGACCGTCGTCGAGGTCGATGGTCACGAAGTAGCCCGTCGCGGGGCCGGTGCCGCCTCCGACTTCGACGACGGTGCCAGCCGCCGGCGCGCGCAGCGGCGTGCCGAACGCGGCCCAGATGTCGGTGCCAGCCTCCTGAGAGGGAGGGTTCCGGCCACGGTGGCAGTCGCGGGAGCAGAGGGTGCGTCCGTCGGTCGGTCTGAGGTAACCCATGCGGGCACGTCCTTTCCATGACAAAGCCCCCGACTAGTGCCGAGGGCAGGAACGACGAAGCCCCTGCTTGCGGCAGGGGCTTCGAGTGTGGATTGGGTGCTTCTAGATCTTCAGAATCGCTCGAACGTCGCGGATGCCGTCCATGTCATCGGCCAGAGCGTCGATCGTTTCCGAGGCGGAGTTCTTGGTTACGTGCGCAGCCCAGAACATCCCGGCACTCATCAGGACGCCGAGGATGAGCATGGCCCAGAGCGCGGGCCAGATCCATGCGAACTCAATCTGTTGTCCAGGAGGGAGAGCCCTGTTGGCTGGCGCCCACGAAACCATGCTGAGTAGGGCAGAGATCCCGATGCCGACAAACGCCCACGCAGCGGCAGCGAACTCGCGTCTCTGCTTCTTGAGTCGGTGCACACGTTTACGCAGCCTTGCCCAGTCAGTCGTGCGCATGGCGAATGAAGCCTCCTCCGCGATCTCGACGGTGACTTTCTGCTGGTAGGAGAGGGTCAGCCCTCCGTCGTCAGTCACGTTTGTCATCTGACTTGAAATCGGGCAGTTGCTGGTACTCGGTCATTCGGACCACGTCGCTCTGTACAGCGCTGAAGAAGTGGAGGAAACCGCAACGGGTGCAGGTGACAGCAAAGGCGGGGAGGATGCCGCCGCGCGGGCCGCCGACAATGAGGTTCCCTCCGTTGAACGACCGCATTTCTATGGGGGTGTCGACTGTCCAGTCGTTGTTCTGACAGATCGGACAGATGCGGCGTGCGCGGGGCCAGTGTTTGTCGAGCCATGCAAGTGCTCGCTTGCCCTCGTTCTGTTTGATCTCTTCGTAATCCACGCGCTCAGCATAAGAGTCTGGGTGTCGATATCGTGAGCGCATGAAACGCGCACTCGTCCCCGGTGTTCTCGTGCTCCTGCTGGCGCTGTCCGCCTGCTCGGGAACCGAAACGACGGGCGGGCGATCGGACGCCACCCCCGCTGCCACGACCACGCAGGCAGGCGCCGAGCGCGCAGCTACTCAATCGCCCGAGGTGCCCGCCCAGCCCGTCGAGGTAAGCGCAGCCCCGGAGCAGTCGCAGGGCGCGACTGACGTTCTCGTGGCTATTCAGCTCACGGTCGCCGACTATGGCGTTGATGCGACGGCCGATCAGATCAAGGCAGCATCCGACTACACCTGCGATCAACTCGATTCGGGCGCAGATCGGAGCGGAATCGTTGCGCTCACGGGAGACATCCCGCCGCTGGCGAACGAGGCGCTCGTCCAGCTTTCCGCCGACAGCTACTGCCCCATCCGGTAGCAGTCTCCCCGGCCGGGCGTCAGGCCTCTGGCAGCTTCGTTCGCGGGTTGACCTTCACCCCGTCGACTTCCACCTCGAAGTGCAGGTGGGCGCCGAACGAGACACCGGTCTGCCCGACATCCCCGATGATCTGACGGCGCGCCACAGTCTCGCCGACGGACACCGACGGCATCGACTGCATGTGTGCGTAGCGGGTCTTGATGCCACCGCCGTGGTTGATGACCACGCAGTTCCCGTACCCGCCGTCCTCGCCGGCGAGCACGACGACACCGGGGCCAGCCGACGGAATCGGCGTACCTTCGTCGGCACCAAAGTCGAGCCCCTCGTGGAATGTCGACGCCCCCTCGCCGGGAGAGTCGCGTGGCCCGTACTCGGACGTGACCATGCTCGGCGGAAACGGCCAGGAGAGCCGGCTCATCGGCCCGCCGACACTCTTTGAGACCTTGACGAGATACCCGTCTGAGTTTTCTCCGTACCACGCGGCCACATCGTCGGTGGAGGGTTTGAACGCTCCGCCGAGCCTGACGCCGTTCGCGTCCACCGTGATCACGGGAAGCCCAGGGCCGTGAAGCTTAAGCTCGCTGGCCCCGACCTCGATGTATGCACCCGTGTTCACGCTGTACAGGGCCAGGGTCTCCCCGCTCGCGTAAACCTCCGGTCCGCCCGGGAATTTCATGGACCCGCCGTTGGCCGATGGGTCGAGGACAACGTCCCCAATGAACACCTTCCCGTCGCGGATCTCGACGTTGACCGCCTTGATCGCTCCCCCGTCGACGACGATGTCACCGCCATCCTCGACCGTTACGCCGCCGCCGCCGCGGACGCGCATGCGGCCGAGGAGGTCGATGAGGCCGTTCACCTCGAGGATGCCGAGACCGCTCACGATGAGCCGTCCGATGACGTTGAGCAGCCCGGAGACGAGCTGAGAGCCGCGGACGATCAGGCTGTTCTCGCCGACGAACTCGGTGGAGCCGCTGTGCACGGAGGCGTTGCGGCCGTAGACCATCGTCTCGAGGCGCTCGATCCGCTCCATGAGCGCGTCGAAGGTGAGCTCGGGCTGGTCGACGGGGACGCGGTCAACCATCTTCGTCCTCCGCATCCTGCAGTGTCTCGAGCGTGAGCTTCACCGTGTCGGGTTCCGCGAGGGAGCCGGCGTACCCGAGCACCCTGTGGGCGGTCTCGCCGTCAGGTGCGAACCGGTGGTTCTCGGCGGTGACGTAGATGATCGAGCCGCGGCGAAGGGTCGTGAGGTCGACGCCCGCGGTGTCGAGGTCGAACGACCAGTGCTGCGTGGGCGTCTGACGAGCTCCGAGGTGGCCCTCGGTGCGCCCGTAGAGCGATCCGCCCGGCTCGGTTCCCGTCTCGGCTTTGAACGTCACCTTGTAATCGCGGATGACGCGGTCGTTCACGGTTGGCACCTGCGCGACTTGGAGCCGCTGCTCCGAGCCGTCGCCGATGCCGAAAGCACCGGTCCCGACGGCGCGGCCGCGGCGTTTGATCTTGAGGTTCTTCACCGGCGAATCGTCGCCACCGAGGGCTACCTCAATATCCGGACCGGTCAGGAACGGGGAGCCGATTCGGGCGTCCCACCCGTGCCCGCCATCACCGAAGATGACGGGCTGGAAGTCGATGTCGGGGCCGCCGGGTCGCTTCTCGATGTCGGCGATGATCGATTCGCCGAGGCGCATTTCGTAGCACCAGGTGATGAACTCTTCGACGCCGGCTTCTTCGGGTGGGAGGTTGACGCGCATGGCCCACCGGGGGCTGTCCTCGTAGCGGAGGAGGTAGTACAGCGCTCGAGCGGCCATGCCGCGCCAGGAGAGACCGGACCAGGCGAAGACCCCGTCGGTGTGGTACCCGCCGACACCGTAGAGGAAGCGGCCCGAGAGGATCTCGCGGACGTCGGTGTGGGTGACGGCGTAGGTGCCGGCGTTGTCGTCGTAGTCCCAGTCGAGGATGAGGCCGTTGTAGATGGGGACGCCGTCGACCTTGTGCGTCAGCGCACGATCGCGGGGCCGGTTCTCGCCGAACAGGTCGACCCGGTCGGCGGCGCTGAGCCCGAGGGCGTCGATCTGGAACGTGTGGGTCTTGTCGACGACGCGGCCGCGGTCCCATTCGCCATCCGAGGGCTCGACGATCTCGAGCTCCTGCCCGGTGAGCGTCTCCCAGATCACGGTCTCTACGGCCACCAGGCGCTCCCTCGGGTCAGACGAACGTGTGGTCGATCAGCGCGTCCAGGGTGCCCCCGGTGATGGACACCTGGATCGCATTGTCGGCGGGGACGGCGAAGCGCTGCAGCTTGGCGAACGCTCGGATCACTCTTACGCCGTTGACGTAGAACCGCCCGTTGGACATGTCGATCTCGTGCGTCTCGCCGGCGTTGAGGGGACGACGCACGACGATCTCGCGGCCACCGGGACCGGTGATCGTGTAGCCGGTTGGCTGGGGCGTGCCGGTCACGATGAGTCGCGGAGTGGACGCGAAGTTGCCGTCGTTGACGAGCGTGATGCTCGCGCCGGGTGTCGGCAACTGGTGGGGCTTCTGACGCTGGTACAGGCGGGGGTTCGCCGCCCACCATGTCATCGTGAACTTTGCGCGCAGGCCGGTGCCGTCGTCGTCGAACGTGGTTCGCTGGCCCGCGGCGAGGCGAGCCGATCCGAAGCGCTCGAAGCCGTTCCGCACCACCGAGAAGCCGAAGAGGCCGCCGTCGGCGCCGTGACCGACGACACGGTCGCGCCATGACTGGAGGTCGGAGGGACTCTCGGCGAGGCAGATGCCCTTGACGGGGATGAGTCTGCCGGCGAGGAAACCGGGAACGTCGAACTCTCCGTGCGCGTTGGGCCGCTCCGCGGTGGAGCGGCGGGTGACGGGCTGATCGTCGATGCCGCCGGAGATGCCGCCTGGCAGCACGAACAGCCCGTGGTGCCCGGTGTCCCCGTTGGGCGCCTGGCGGATCACCAGGCGCCCGGAGAGGATCTTCAGCAGCTCCACGCGTCACCCCCCTCGTTTCTCGATGAACCCGGCAACCGTGTTTGCGGCGACCAGGCCCGACTCGACGGGGTCGCTCGATCCGTGCACGTGCACCTCGACGGCACCACCGCCCTCCGAAGGCGCCCGCGGCCCCTCGCTGGGGTCGTCTGGTGGTCGGGTCGCTCCCGTGGGCGGGACGGCCGCGATAGCGACCATCGCGCGCTGCACGATCGAGCTCGAGTCGGTGACGCCGAGGGCCATGCCTTCGCCGACCATCTGCCCGACCTCGGTGCGGAACACCCGCGAGGGAGACTGGATGCCGAGGGTGTCCTTGGCCCAGCCGATGACGCCGTCGAAGAATCCGCTGATCTGGTCGAGCAGCCACCCGCCCATGCCGGAGATGCCTTCCCAGAATCCGCGAACGACGTCGGCGCCGGCGTTGAGGAGCCAGCTTCCGGCGTCGCCGATGGCACTCATGACGGTGTCGAAGATGCCGCCGACGAACCCGCCGATCTGCGCGATCGCGCCGGAGACGGCGCCGACCATCCCGTTCCAGATGCCGCCGAAGAACGCGCTGATCGCGGACCACACGCCGTTCCACCAGTCCGAGAGCGCCTGGATGGGGCCCTGCACGGCGGTGATGACGGATGCGACGATCGGGATCAGGAACGCGAGGATGCCGTTCCAGATGCCGGTGACAAAGTCGACGGCCGCGGTCCACACGCTCGCCCAGAACGTCCACAGGGCGGTGAAGTACCCGACGACCGTGGTCACGATGAAGGTCACGATGGGGGTCAGGAACGCGACGATCGCGTTCCACACCGTGGTGACGACACCGACGATGCCGTTCCAGATCGTCACGAGCACCGCGGCCATGACGAGGATGATGTTGATCCACGTCTCGACGTACACCCGGATGAGGGTCGCGATGAAGTCGAACACCGGCCCGAGGAACGACGCGATGGCGTTCCAGACGGTGGTGACGACGGAGACGATCCCGTTCCACAGGTCCGTGAAGAACGCCGCGAGCGCAGTCCATACCGTGGTGGCGACGGCGACGATGTTCGCCCACGCCTCGGCGAGGAATCGGGTGAACTCGCCCCAGATCGCCTGTCCGAGCTCGGTCTGGGTGAAGAACCACACCAGCCCGGCGACGAGCGCCACGATCGCGGCGATGATGAGGCCGATCGGGTTCGCCGCCATTGCTGCGTTGAGGAGCCACTGCCCGGCCGCTGCGACCCGGGCCGCGGTGTTCGCGGCGATCGTGGCGATGGTTCCCCGGACGGTGGCGCCGGTGTTCGCCGTCGTCGCGACGGTGGATGCTCCGGTGGCACCGGCGGCCGCGGCCTTCGCGAGTGCGAGCTGACGCTCGATGCGGACCGAGTTGTTGCGGAGCAGGTTGTTCGCGAAGTACACCGGGGTCGCGGCGAGCTCACCCGTGCGCAGCGCGAGGGTCGCGTTCGCCACGGCGGTGGATGCCACCCGCCAGGCGATGAACCCGGCGATGATCAGCGGCATCGCTGCGACGATCGTGTCGACGTGGTCGGCGAGGAACGACAGCACCTGCGTGAGCACGGTGACGCCGCCGGAGACGACCTTCGACATCGCCTGCCCGACCTTCGGCAGCTCCGCTCCGAACGACGCGAACGCGGGCTGCAGCGTCGACATGGAGGTGCCGATGCTGCTGAACGCGCCTCGGACGTCGCCCTGGGTGAACGAGGAGAAGAACGAGGTGATCGCGTCCCGTGCGCCGAGCACGAAGGTGACGAACCCGGAGTCTTCCTCGACGTTGAACGCGCGGCGCAGCGCCCCCGTGAAGTCGCCCTGCACGATGAGGGCGTACAGGCCAGTGATCCCGTCGCGGATCCGCTGGATGCGGGTGACGACGGTGGAGTCTTCCTCGAGGTTGAACGCCTCACGGAATTTGCTGGTGAAGTCGCCCTGGACGATGAGGGCGTACAGGCCCTCGAGCCCGCCGACGATGCGCCCGAAGTCGATGGTGTCGATGTAGGCGGACACGGCGGCCATCGCCGGCGCGAGACGCTCGGAGAACGCCGCCGCGTAGGGCTTGAGCGCCTCGGCTGCCCGGTCGACGGCGTTCGCGATCGACGAGAACAGGGTGGGTGCGCCGTCCACCCCGGACTGAACGAACATCGCCCCCAGGCGGGAGAACGCGGCACCGATATTCGCGAGCGCGCCGCGCGCGGTGGTGCCGGAGGACAGGGCCGCGCCGCCGACGCTCTTCTCGAGCGCGAGCTGGAACGTCTCGAAGTTGACCTTGCCTTCGGAGACCATCTTCGCGGCCTCGTCGGACGTGACGCCCATCTGGGAGGCCACGGCCTGCAGGATCGGGATGCCCCGGTCCTGGAACTGCTGCATCGTCTCGGTCGTGAGCTTCTGGTTCGTCGCGACCTTGTTGATGATGCTGCCCATCTCGGACAGCGGCGCCTTCGCGATCGTGGCGGAGTCGGCGGTGAGCTTCAGCACCCGAGTGAGGGCCTCGCCGGGGGCGATGCCGGCGGCGACGGAGGAGGCGGCGATCTGTGCGGACTGGTCGAGCCCGAACGCGGTGCCCTTCACCGAGGCGAGAGCGGACTCCATGATGGTCTGCACCGACTCGGCGGAGTGCCCGAGCCCGGTGAGCTGGGCCTTGGCGTCCTGGATGTTGAGGGCTCGGTCGAGGCCCTTCGCGCTGATCGCGGCGACCGCTGTGGTGGCCGCGGCAACACCAGCGGCGATCCCGACGCCGATGCCACGCACGGCGCGCCCGAAGGCTTCCTTGAACCGGCCCCCAGCTTCCGAGGCGGAGGTGTTGATCTGGTCGAGCACCTCGCCCCGGAAACCGGGGAATGTGGGCTGGATGGGGACTTCGCCCGCGCCGACAATGGTCACCGGCACCCCCATGTGGTTAGTGAGCGAACACGGACCTGGACGCGAGCTCGGCGCGCAGTTGCGCGCGCTCTTGCGGAGTGACGTCGGCCTCCTGGGTCTGCGACCAGGGGGTCGGCAGCTCCACCGGATCCGGGTGGGTGGCGGTGTCGCGGTTGGCGTTCATGAACGCCGTCGCGTGCGTCCACGCGATGAACTCCGCGTACGTGACGGTGTGCTTCCACCCCGCCACGGACGCTGTCGTGTGCGATCCGAACTCACGCTCGAGCTCGGCGACGAAGTCGATCGCATCCCGGAACGAGATGCTCCGGCCAATGTCGTCGAGATTCAGTCCGAGGTAGCGTCGGAAGTCGAATCGGAGGGCCCGCCGATGCCGTCCGACGAAGGCGTAGAGGGCGAGGATTCCCCCAGGCCGGCTCCCATCCGGTTACCGAGCTCCTCGGCGTAGCGCATGAGGATGACGAACGCGCGGGCACCGTCGCGCATGGCGACGATCTTGTCCCGGTCCTCCGGCCAGAGGATCTCCTCGCGCAGGTACCGCGGGAGTGCTTTCTCGTCGATCTCGTCCATGTCCATGAACTTCTCGAGCCGGTCGATGGGCACGCGCAGGTCGAGGGAGATCTCCCCCTCGCCGGTCTGGCACTTCAGGTGATCCTCGACGACGAGGAAGTCGGGCTTGGGGCCGGGTTCCGGCTTGGTCTTGGTGGTCGCCATGATGGGCCTTTCGGTTGGTGATGGGCGGAGGGTGACTGCTGGCCGGGGTGCCCATCCGGCCCCGGCCAGCAGGTAGGTCACGCGCGGGTGTACGCGCGCGCGGTCGATGCACCGGCGGGGCCGGTGACGATGATCGGCGCCGAACCGGCGGAACCCGGGGGGACGACGACCTTGATCTGGGTGGACGATTCGACGGTGAACAGCGGTGCCGCGACGCCACCGAAGGTGACCCCGGTGGCGCCGTAGAAGCCGGTGCCGGTGAGGGTGACGACCTGGCCGGCGGCCTGACCCGTCGGGTTCGCCGAGGTGATGGTCGGGGCGACGGTGCTGGCGGGCGGGATGAGCCACTCGCCGAGGTGCTCGTTGTTCAGCCGCGGCGAACGACGCAGTCCGAAGGTCAGCTCGAGGCCGTTGACCTTGCCGCGCTCGGACTTGTCGACCTTCGCCTTCGTCAGGAACACGTCGGCGACGCGGCGTCGGATGACGCCCCCCTTGAAGATCTCCTCGGAGAACACGACGAGATCCTGGATGTACCCGCCAGCGTCGATCGTGATGAACCCGTTCGCGTCGGGCGTCTTGCCCCAGGCGATCTTGCGGGCGAGGCGGTCGTACTGGGCGAGCTTGACCACCAGGGTCGGGTCCGACAGGCCGCTGGGGATCGAGTACCCGTCCTGGAAGAACTTCTGCCGGTCCCCGTCGGGCTCGAGCGTCCACTCGAACCCGCCGTCCTCGGTGAGGAGGCCGGCCTTCTCGAACGCGGGGTCGAGGGTGAGAGTGGGGCTGTTGCCCTCGGCGGGGGTGGGAATGGCGGTGCCCGCGGGGGCGATGCCGAGGGATCCCGTGACCGGGATACCGACGGCGGAGATGTCGTTGCCGAACGCGTCGACCATGCTTGTGCTCCTTCGAAGCGGTGGACCGTCCGGTCCGGGTGGGTGGGTTACAGCGCCTTGCCGACGACGCTCAAGGTGAACGTCATGTAGCGCCGGGCGCGCGGCTGTGACTCGCTGACCTCGTACGGGCCGAGCGAGCCGAGGACGGCCGCGACAGGGTTGTCGGGGCCGACACTGGGAATCTGGGTGCGGAGGGCGTGCACGATAGCGGCGAGGTCTTCCGCGTCCTTCGGGTTCTCCTCGTTGCCCGCGAGCACAGACAGCCCTACGTTGCGGCGACCGGTCACGATCGACGTGTCGGGTCCGCCGTCGTTGCGGATCACCAGGAGCCGGGCGGGGAACTCGCCCTTGGGTTCACGGTTGTCGACCTCGACACCGCGGCACACGTCCTCCGGGCGGGCGGCGAGGGCCGCGCGGTACCAGTTGACGAGGAAGAGGGTGAGGTCGGCGTGGATGACCGCCGGGTCAGACACGGCTCGCGGCCTTGCCGAGCGCGCGGGCCAGGGTGCCCTCTCGGGATTCGACGATCATCGCGTGCCGAACGTCCGCGACCACCGTCGCGACGACCCCGTCGGGCCCCTCGGCGACCTCGACGTGAATGCTGTCGCGGTACTCCCCCGTCGCGACCGGCGCGTCAGCGCGGGCGATGTCGCGAACGGTGTCTGCGGCGTCGGTGACGAGCTCGCGAACACCGGCAGAGCGGGCAATCTCGTCGAGCGCGTCATCAAAGAAGACGGCGGCCATCATCCCTCCCGTTCTTCCAGGGGCGCTTCGATGCCCGCTTCCCAGCCGTCGAAGGGGCTGGTGTAGGGCGCGGGGCGGACGTTGACGAAGAAGGTCCCCTCGGGGGCGCGGATGCGGTCGCCGGGGCTCACGTCGGATCCGACGGCGGCGTAGAGGCTCATCTCGGTGAGCACCTGCGCGCGTGTCGCCGTCTCGCTGCGGGTGCTGGAACTGGGGGCGAGGAATGCGTCCTCGTTGAGCGCGATCGTGGCCGCGTCGCTCCACGCACCCGGGACAGTACGGGCGGGGTTGTACGGGTCGGGGATGGGTGGCCTACGGTCGCGGAAAATCGTCACGGCGTCCCCCTCCGCTGGGCTGGGCGTACGTGCCGCCGAGCTTCGGCGGGCGCAGGCTCCGCGCGACCGCCTCCACAGCCGGCGAGAGAGCGACCTGGCCTCCGACCGCCCACGCGGCGAACGATCCGCCCTCGCTGTATGGGCCGGCGGTGCGGGAGAACTGGGTCATTCCTGCACGCGCGCGTTTGTCGATGTCGAATGCTGCCGCGACCGCGCCGGCGACGGTGGTACGCACGATCTCGGGCGCCTCTTCGTCTCCGAACGAGTAGTCCACGCGCACGAAGCGCGAGGTGCACCCGGTGAGGGTGAGCACGCTCCCGAATCGGGTGTACGCGACTGGGCGGCCGTCGTCGTCGGTGACGGAGTGCACGGCGGTGACGGGCGACTCGGAGAGCCGCACCTCCCCACCGTGGGAGCGGAATCGGTTGGTGCGACGCCCCTTCGTGAAGGTGCGGCGAGCTTCCTTGCGGAACAGCTCGGACACCTTCACGAGGGCGTCGTAGACACGCTGCCGCTCGGAGGAGGTCAAGTCACGGCCGAGTGCCGTCTCGACATCGTCGGCCGTAGCAAGCGGTGTGTACTCGTCAGCCATGACCTGACCTCCTCTCGATGGGTCACGCGACGGTGATCGCCGGGGAGGTGCCGCCGGTGAACGACCCGGTCGCGGTGAAGGTGCCGATGCGCTCGTTGAACGTCACGGTCTTCGCGTTGCCCGGGAAGTTGCCGCCGGCGACCTTCGCACCGGACACGCCGGTGAGCTCGTTGATCTCCTTGGCGATGTCCGCGTTCGACGCGTTGTACGCGAGCGCGTCGGTGGCCTGACCATCGACGGTGAGCGTGAACGTGCCGCCCGTGGGGGCGCCGGTGATGGTCACCGTGTAGGCGTCCTTCTCAGAGCCACCGGCCCCGAAGGTCACCTTGATCGCGCGCTGGAACTTCATGGTCGGCTTCTCGTTCTCGTCGAGAAGCAGGCCGCCGTCCGGTCCGAACTCGGGGTCCGTCACCGCGGTCGCCCCAGCGAACGAATGAACAACCGAGCGGTCCTTCATCGTGATGCCGTCGTAGTCCCAGACCTGGGTGACAGCGAGGCCACCACCGGCGGCGACACCGCCGCCCTTCGCACCCTGAGGCACGACGGGAGCGACGTTGGCGATGGCGATGGCGGTCTCGTGGACGAAGTAGGACTCCGTCGGGTCGAGCGCGTCGACCTCGATGATGACGAAGCCGGCGAGCTTGCCAACCACCCCCTCGCGCAGCGCCTCGGGCAGACCCGAGGTGTCCACGTCGAGCAGCTTCTCGTAGGAGGCGATGGCCTCAGAGACGTCCGCGCCGACGAGCCAGTACCGGCCAGCCGAGGGCCAGTGCGCCTTCTGCGCGAGCTTGCGCGCCCGGATGGCGACCTTGCGCGGGTCCGACTCCGTCGCGTTCCCGGAGGCGGGGTTGAACGTCACACCGAAGACGAACGCTGCCGCGCGAAGTGCACCCACGACGAGGCTCTCGAACCACTCGAGGATCGCCCGCACCTGCGGCGCCTGGACGTCGCGGACGTAGTCGATGTCGTCGAGGGTCTCTTCCTCGGGCTGCAGGTGCACCGCGTTGTACGGGTGCCGGTTGAGCGCGACCTGGATCTTCGACTGCGAGAGCTTGTCGACGATGATCGAGTCATCGCCTCGCCAGTTCTTCTCGCGGGCGACGAGGACAGCGGGACGCTTGATGTTGACGACGTCCCCCTCCGCGCCCTTGAAGTCGGTCTCGCCGAATTTGTAGGTGAACAGGCTGGGCGCCTTCACCTCTCGGCGGAGCAGCCCCAGCGCGGTCTGCGCGAGCTTCTGCCCCTTGACGAAGATGTTTGCCACGATTCCTCCTCAGGATTGTTGGTGGCCCGTGAGCGTTCGTGGCGAACGTCTCCGGGTTCAGCGGCCGAGGGCCGCCTTGACGATGTCGTCGGCCGACATGTCGCCTTCGCTGATCTGCTCTCCGTCGCCCTGTCCGTCGGCAGACGGCGCGGCGGGCTTCTTCGGCATGAGCTCGAGCAGCTCGTCGGCGTGCGCCTCGAGCTCCTCTTTGGTGGCCCCGCGGAGGGCGGACACGGGTACACCCTTCGCCTTCGCGACCTCCGCTGCCGTTGCGGCTGCGGCGTCTTTGGCCTCACGGTCGGCGAGCTTCTTCTCGGCGGCTTCGGCGCGGGCGAGGAGTTTCTCCTGCTCGGTCTTGTTCGCCTCTTCGAGCTCGTCGAACTTCTTGGCCTTCTCGGCGTTGGCTTTGGCCTGGTCTTCGTTCTTGCGAGACAGGGCCTTCCACTTCTCGGCTTCGGCGCGCGCCTTGTCGAGGTCGCTGTCGCCGCCCGTTTCGGGCTTGTTCTCGCCTCCGTCGCCGCCGCCTCCCTGCTCACCGTCGAGGTAGCGCAGGAACGGTCGGTGCCAGCTCGGGGCGAACAGCGGGCCGAGGGTGGGTCGTATGTCGGACATGGTGATGATCCCCGTTTCGGAGTGGTGGAGGCGTCCCCGTTTCGGGTCGCCAGGAACCCGCGGGTGCGGGTGGTCAGGTGAGGTCGTCGGGGCCGGTGAACCGGTCCTCGCGCCAGGCGAGGGTGGGGCCGAGCTCGCCATGCTCACGGGTGACGATCAGCTCGGTGAAGTCGCTGATACGACGCCCCTTGGCGTCCGTCTTCCCGAGGCCGAGGTCGACGGCGCTGCGGTCGAACCGTCCGAGCTGCTCCCAGATCTCGGAGTGCGTCTCCTCGACCACGTCGCGGTCGATCGAGATACCCGGGTCGTACGCTGCGCGGACGCCACGCTCTCCGCAGTCACACCCCGGGTGCAGCGGCTGCAGCTCGCCGACGCGGTAACGCTGCGTCGCCGCGATGACGCAGAGAGCGCAGTTCTCGTTGCCGGAGAGCACCCGCACGGTGTACTCGAACCCGGTCGCTGTGTACGCATCCCGTGACTGCCGGCTCCGCGCCTGCTGCAGGTCGCTCGCCGCGATCGACAGCAACCGTTTCCGGCCGGCGGCGCGGGCTTGGTCGAAGCTCTTACCGTCGGCAAGGGCCGAGTACGCCGCGATCGCAGGGCGCCGGTACACCTCCGACGCGGGCACGCCGCGGTAGCCGATAACCCGGTCCCGGTCGACGCCGGGCATGGTGCGCACGCGCTGGCCGTCGAGGGTGGCGAGGCGCTGGACGAACGCGTTCGCGAGGGCGGCGGACTGCATCTGCCCGCCCTGCACCGCCGATGCGACGCGACCGATGATCCGGTCGACATCCTCATCGCGCAGTTCGCGGGATCCGTCCCACACCGCAGCCGCGTAGGCCAGGGTGCGGGAGCGGATGCCCGCGCTCTGCCGCATGTACGCCGCGGTCAGGGTGTCAGGAGTCAGCTCCGGCATCGGTGATCGCTCCCGTCAGCGCCGCCTGCTGCAGCATCTCCGCGGCACGGTTCGCTTCCTCGCCGTCGATCTCGTCCGGCGACATGCCGAAGACGTTCTCGTCGATCCACCGCTGCGACCGCCCGGACCCCTTCGCTGCGAGAGCAGCCGCGGCCTTCTCGGTGAGGGAGACGTGCTCGGGAGACTCGAACGACACCTTGATCGTCTCGTCCTCGTCGAGCCCGAGGATCCGCAGCGCCGCGAGCAGGGCTGCTTCCATCGGCGCTCCGCATCGGTTGATGCGGTCTTTCGCCTTCTGGATCTCGCCCTTGTGCGCGTTCGCGGCGCCCGCGGCCGACTGGTTCTGCCCCTCGGGGATGAACACGTCGATCGGGGTGCGCATGACCGCGGCGAAGTCGCGCGCGTCGGTCTTCTCACCGTCGAGGAGGGGCCGGATGTCGACCTCGTTCGACTCCCAGATATCGATGCCTTCGGGAAGATCGATGAGGGCGCCGGGGGCGAAGTCGAGGCGCTTTCCCCAGTCGATGTCGTTGCCGTTATCGTCCTCTTCGGGGAGGTTCTTGATCGCGCGGGCCTTGAACGCCTGGAAGGCGGTGACGACGAGTCGCTGCAGCTTGCCGAGGTTGATGCGGTCGATGACGTCGATGTGAGGCTCGAACTCCGCCACGCCGTCCTCGTTCTCCATCGCGAACACGGGCACGGGCCCGTCGTACTCCTCCGGGTCGCCGTCAAGCAACCAGTCCCCGGCGATGGATCCGCGGATGGTGCCGCTCTCGGTCTTCACCGTGCGGACGAAACGCTGGCGGATGCCGGGCACCCACACCTGCGCGTAGTCCCGCTCGGTGTCGTTGTTACGCCACGCGCGCAGTGCCGCGCGAGCGCGCCACGGCTGCGACGGGTCGGGGGCGGTGATGACCTTCTCGGGCGGCTCGGAGGTGATGACCGGCTCACCGTCGCGGATGCCGGTGATGAGGTACGACACCCGCACGGTGAGCATGGTGCGCACCGCGTCGGCGAACACCACAGATAGGCGGTTGTCGCGCCATACCTTACGCAGCGCCACGACAGCCGGACTCGTGCGCGATGACCCGACCCGCACCCCCGTGGGTACGATCCGGCCCGCGAGAGACTGGCACGCCAGGCCCGCGTAGTTGGTGCGCGCCTTCTTCTGGAACGCCACCCACGCTTCCTTGGTGTTCTTCCCCATCTCGGGCATCGGCGCGTTCCCGGAGGCGTACGCGCGCAGCTCGGCGACCTTGGGGGCGCGGGCGTCCATCCGCTTGGCGAGGATCGGGAGCCACTCCTCCGGCGTGCGGGCCATCGGCTACCCCCTATCTGAGCTGTCGCGGCATCCGGCGCCGTGTGTTCGCGGTGACGCCCTTACCGATCGCGTCGTTGCCGGCGGCGAAGGCGAACGCAGCCCCGTAGGTCGCGTCGATCTTGCCGTAGTCCTGGTTGTCGTCGGCCTTCTTCAGCACGTACCCGGCGCGGCGCGGGTCGCGACGCGCGTTGAGGAAGTGCCGGATCACCGCGGGGTCTCCGTCGAAGGTGACCTCGACCTGCCGGATCGACGAGTAGAGCTGCTCGAACGTCTCGCACGTGCGCGTGACGTCCTTCTGCTTCCATCGGATCGGCTCGGCCACGCTCATCTTCGCCTTGAGGCGCTTGTGGTGCGCGGCCTCCCACGACTTCACCTCACCCGCCCACCCGGCGGACGGGTCGGCGTAAAACCCGACCACGTTGTAGTCGCGGAACGCCTTGGCGACGGCCTGCTCGATCTCGAGCTTCGGCGGCCGCCATCCTTCTCCGGCGGGCCCGTCGGGCTGCTCCCACATGCCGATGACGAAGAAGTGCCGCTGCGTCACGGAGTAGCCCATGAGCACGGTCGAGTCGGCGAGGTGCTTGTCTTTACGTCCCTCCGAGCCGTCGAAGCCCAGGGTGACCGGCTCGGACTTGCTGACGACCTTCCCGGCTCCCGCTTCCACACACGCGCGAATCTCAGGGTCGGACACGTACGCGTCGCGCGCGGCGTCGATCTGGTTCAAGAAGTCCGCGCGCATCACGGCGGGGTCGTTCGCGGTGTCGAAGAAGTCCAGTGCGCCGCGGTGCACGTCGAACCAGCCCGGCGGGCATGGCGGGTCGTGCAGCAGGCATCCGTCGGGGTGCTTTGCGGAGTCGCCATATGCGACGCGCAGACCGTGCACGAGCGAGTCCATGTCGTCGATCTGAGTTCTCGCCGGCGCGGGCCGGTGGTCGAAGTAGATCGAGCGGACGTCCTCGAGGTTCTTGTACTTGCCAGACTGGATGTCGTTCCAGAACTCGAACGACTGCTCCGCGACCGACCGCTCGCCGAGCGTGTACGCGTTCGGCGTCTCGATCGTGACGCCGCCGAGCTTGGTCGCGTTGTTGCGGAGCGTCTGCGCGAGCTTCACTCCGCCATTGGAGCGCACCCACGTCTCGGTCTGGTCGAGCGATGCCGCGACCGCCTTGAATCCCTTGATCGTCGTCGCCGACGATGTGATGGGCACGATGCGGCCACGCTCGAGCGCGACGAAGGAGTCCATTGGCTCGAGGTTGAACTCGTCGGGCGCGGACCCCTGGCGGAGCATCTCGAGCAGCGGCTCCCATGTGTTTTTCGTCTGCTCCTCCGACACCGCGGCGATCGCGACGTACGGGGTGCGCACCTTCGACCAGGGCTTACCCACCGGCTGCCCGTCGGCATCCCACCCGTCGGGCACGACGTCGAAGATGCCCTCGGCGATCATGATGCCGCCGACAAACGGCGACTTGCCCCACCCGCGCGGGCGTATGAGCGAGCCACGGTGGATCATCCGACGACCAGTGACGGGGTCGATGCGGTAGAGCTCGTTGAGGAACTCCTGCTGCTCGACCGTGAGCACGAACGGGTCGAAGATGTCGTCGTCGCCGGCGTCCGGGCGGCCGAGGTACGCGGCCATCTGGTCGGCGATTGACCAACCGAGGGTCGGGAAGTCGCCCTCAAATTGCGGCACCCACGGCATCAGGCGGAGTCCTTCCGAGTGATCCCCCGCATCCGATCCCGCGACGACACGGCTCGTTCGACACGCTCCGCAGACTCGACCTCCGCCGTCGTCGCGAGCGCGAACTGCATCCGCAACCGCGCCCGGTCCTCCGGGGTGAAGCCGTACTTCGCCTCACGCAGCCGCAGCTCCCCGGCGAGCTTCACGTCGCCCTTCCAGAACTGCGCATGGATCAGCGCCGTCTCAGCGAGGTACGCCCAGTCCATCTCCGTGAACTCCACGGCGAGGGGGTGACGGGTGAGCATGTCCCACCAGGCGCGTGTCTGCGCCGGCCACGTAAACCGCTTCTTGACGATCGCGGAGTTGCCGTCCTCGTCCTTGCCGACCGCATCGAGGTAGAACGTCGGCAACTTCGGCTGGGTGGTCGGCTGAATCTCCAGCACACGCAGCTCGACGGCATCCTTGTTGCGGCGAGCGCGCTTACTGGCGTCCTTCGGAGCGAAACCGCGTCCAGCCATGTCACACCCCGTTTCGGGTCGCCGAGGCGCCCGTTTCGGGCATCACAGCAGGGGCGCATCACGCGCGCACTCGAATTCCCCAGAGTCGTACAAACTGAAAACGCCAGCCCCTCTCCGCGAGACGAGTCCCCGGGGGTGGGGGGGTCCCCGGGTGGGTGTGGGATCTTGTCAGCGCCTGCCTGGATGCCGTTCTCTCGGATGACGTGCTGACGGGTGTCGGGCCGCGTTGCGTGCGGCTACGGCCTCTCGCTGCGTCTCGCGGTTGTGGTGCCAGTGGCACAGGGTGCGGACGTCAGCGACTGTGGTGCGCTCCCCCGGTCTCCATTGGGTGAGGTGAGCGGCTTGCAGGTTGTCCGTCGCGGGGCAGCGTGTGCCATCGGACAGCGTCGCTACGCAGCGGTGACCGTCACGCTCGAGACAGGCGGAGCGTACGGCAGAGGGAACGTGGGTCGGTCGACTGTTCTCCCACGGCATCGCACACCCCATCACTTGAGCGAGCCGTTCGAGACTGAGGTGGCCCCCTTAGGAACCGCCCGCGCGGCGCGCCAACATGTCGATTCGTCGGGCATCCGCAACGTACACGTCGTCAAGAACGAACCTTGCGACGGTGAGGGCGTCGTTGGCGTCCTCATTCGTGGGCACGTCCTCGATATCCCCGTGGGCCATATCGTTCCCCAGTATTCGGAGAGCGTGTGCCATGTCCTTCGTGCCGTTGCGGATGTGGCCGTCAGTTTGAAGCTGGTTGATCTTAGCCACGAGACTCCCAGAGGTGACCCCGCGATCCTTCGCGGTTGCTTCGATGACGCTCCTGACCAACAACAGGACGGCGCGATACGCGCCGACGCTGTACGCGTCATGCGCTTCTTTCAAGTACCCGGCGACGCCTGCTGGGATGAACTCGACGTCAACGGGGCGCATGGAGGGCGGGGACCATGAGGTGATCGTCATCGCCTCCCCCTCGTCTGTGGCTCTGGACGCATCAAGCATCTGATTCGGCTTGAAAGTGATGCTCCTTGCAGCTTCCCGGTCGCCGACTGCCACGTTAAAACGTTGGCAAGCATCACACGTAGCTGCGATCTCGAACCTGTAATTGGCATAGCGATCAGCCACCAGCTCGGCAACCACGCGCCCTGTTCGGGCGGTGAAGTGCGTTTGATTGCCGCAGAAGGCGCAGGTTCCGGAGAGCATGAGGTCAATGTTGTCAGCGGCGACGGGCCTGGCGAAAGCCACGTTGGCGCGCCGGCCAGTCACGAACAGGTATCCGCAGCGGTCAAAGCCGGGCGCAGAAGGTGCTGCGCACGTGAGGCAGAGCGCCCGGTGTGTCACAGCGACCAGGCGCCCCACCCATCACGGGCAGCGTCCCGACAGCCCATCACCGCTCCGGAGTGTGCACACGATTCAGCAGGCGAGAAGGTGACGGCTTGAGCCCTGCTAGCCCCCGTATTCGGGCATCGTGGCAGGACCGTCACCATCTGCGCGTGCCAGTGGCGGGGGTTGGTGAGCGTGTGGTGTCGGGACGAAGCATGGGAACGACAAAGCCCCGGCTACCTGGTGAGGGCCGGGGCTGTCGTTGCGTGGAAATGTTCCACTGATATCACCGTACCCTGGCCACATTGGCCACATTGGAACAGTTTTTCTTACATCGCCCGCTAGGCGTGTCGCCGAGAACGCTGCTCAGCAACCGAACCGAACATCGACGGCTGCCGGCGCCCGAAAGTCGGGGCATCCCGGTAAGCGCTCTTGATCGCCTCGAGGCGGTACGCGTCCCCCATGTTCACGAGGATCGTTCCGTCATCGGCGCGCATCGTTCGAATCGCGTCAAGGTCCTCAGCTACCCAGCGGCGGAGCGTGCGCTTCGACCGGCGGAGTTCCTTCGCTGCTTCGGCATATGACGCCCAAGCCTTCATACGGCGTGTGGGTGCTTCAGTTTCGTTGACGGTCAACGCATCTCTCCGGTCTGTGAGTCGTGCGGGGGCGTCCCCCAGTTGTTGAATCCGGCCGTGCCGTGGCTGTTCCACTCCACCGCGCGTGAGAACTGGCCCTGCCACGCGAGGTTGACCTCACCCGTGTTCCCATGGCGGTTCTTCGCGACATCGATGATGAGTTGCTGATTCTCTCCTTCGCCCTCGCGGCGGAGCAGCAGGACCACATCGGCGTCCTGCTCGATGGCGCCAGACTCGCGCAGGTCGGACAGCTTCGGCTTCGACAGCGTCGTCGCCTCGCTGTTGCGGTTGAGCTGTGACAGCGCGATGACGGGGATCTGCATGTCCTTCGCCATGAGCTTGAGACGGCGGGAGAAGTCGGAGACCTGGAGGTGACGGTCCATGCGCTCGCGGCTGGTCATCAGCTGCATGTAGTCGACGATCGCGCCGGCGAGGTCGCCCTTGCGAGACACCTGGCGGACGAACTGGCGCACGTCTGTCGCGGAGACCGACGAGCGGTCATCGATCGCGATGCGCAGCTCGTCGAGGGTCCCTCGCCCCGCGTTGAACTTGTCCCACTCGTGTACCTGCATCCGGGCGTCGCGGATGCGTCCGACGTTGATGAGCAGCCGTTCAGCGACGACTCGGGCGACGAGCTCGGTCTCGGTCATCTCGAGGCTTGAGAAGGCCACGTAGCCTGACGCGGCGAGAGTCGCCGCGATCTGGCCCGCGACGACGGTCTTGCCCTGACCTGGCCGCGCGGCGACGACGTAGACCGCGCCAGGTCGGAAGCCGCCGATGAGGCCGTTGAGCGAGTCCCACGGCGAGGGCACGAAGACACGGTCCTCCCTCATCTTCGACAGCAGCGCCGGGATGATGTCACGCACCAGACGGACGCCTTCCCCGCCGTCGCCGATGGCGTCCTCGAGCAGCTTGCGCGCGCGTTCCGCGACATCGACCGGGTCGTCAGCAGGCCCGATGTTCGCGAGGCCCGCGCCGGCTGCGGCGAGGCGACGTCGGAGGGAGTGCTGCTTGACCCGGTCGGCGTAGTAGCCCGCGGAGGCGACTGAGACGGCCGTGTCGGTGAGCTTGAAGATCACGTCGGCCCGGTCGGCGAAACGCTCAGCGAGCGTGAAAGCCTCGACGGGCTTCTGCGCCGCGAACATCTCGGTCATGGCAGCGAACACGTCTCCGCGGAACGGTTCGTAGAAGTCGTCACCGGTGAGCCCGGCGAGCTCGTCGATGCAGTTGCCGTTGGAGATCAGGACGCAGGCGAGGACAGCCTCTTCGGCCTCCTGCACAAGGTCAACCATTTGCGCCCTCCTGCACGTCTTGCCATGCCTCGTACTGCTCTCGGGACATTCCGCGCGGGCCGCCGATGACGGGGCGTCCGTTGCGGAAGAGGAATCCGTCGCGGATATCGTCCGGCGCAGAGCTGCGCCGAATGTCGGCGGGCCACAGACGGCGTGACTCCGTCTTGAAGTGCTCGGTGGCCGCGTCCATCGCCTGGTCGTAATCCACGTCACCAACGAGGGTGAACCACGCTTCGACTTCCAGGTCAGTGGGTTCCCCGCCCTGCACCGAGTGCACGAACACCAGCACCTTCGCCATCTCCGACTTCAACATCGTTCTTCTCCCGCTCTGCGTAGCGCTCAACGAGCGACATCGCGTTGTCTTGGCGCTGCTGCGCGTAGGTCTTCGTGCTGGCCGACGATGAGCCCCGTCTCGCTGCTAGTGCGAGCTGGTCGTATTTCTCGCGCAGCTTGGACATGCTCAGGATGTTTGCCCGCCAGAACTCGTCGTTCTGGCACCACCGGATCGCGTTGGCAACCTGCTCAGTCGTTTTACCGTCGCGGTCGAGCAGGAGCCGAGCGGCGTCACGGTTCTTCTTGGTGCGCCTAGGGGGTCGGCCTCCATTGCCAGCGATCTCGGCATCGAGAAGATCCAGGAGTTCGTCGATTTCGGGTCGAGGAGTCGCGTCAGCGACTTCCGACGAAGAAGACTGTTCCTCTGTTCCTCTGTTCCCCTGTTCCCCTGTTCCAGGCGCGAAGATTCGCGAATGCTCGCGAGAAGTCCCGCCACTTTCGCGAATGTCGGAATCTCCGTAGTTCAACGTGCCGTCTGGTCTGGGGTTTCTTCCTTTCTGTGGCTTGTCGACGCGCTGGACCTGTTCCCAGAACGACAGGAACAGCAGTTGCGTCCCGTCTGCCTCGTATCGCCACACCAAACCGGCTTGTTGCAGGCTTCCGAGCGCTTCGGAAACCCTCGCGAGGGTTCGCGAAGGTTCCCGGGCTAGGTCGCGCATGAAGAGGTCACCGCAGATCAGGGCGAGGTCGTCTCGTCCCACGCCGTTGTCATCGACGTAGGACTCCAGCGCCTTGAGGACGAGGCGAGCATCCCAGTCGACTGAGGCCACGCGTTCTGAGCGCCAGAACTCGGGCTTGGTTCCACGGATCCGCATCAGGAGCCCGGTCCCGTTCGTTCGCAGGTAAGGACCGGCATCATCGTCTCCGCGTTGACATTCACGCTGGCCATCAGGCGTCCGCCCATCCGGGGTAGCACGAGGTCCCCTCGACGAAAGCGGTCAGCTCGGGGTGTGAGTTGCCGCGCCAGTCGGGGTCGTCAACCGTGAGTTCTCCCGCGGCGAGGGCAGTGCGTACCCACTCGTCCGCGCGGTCGCCTGCGGCTCGCATGTGCGGGTGCGGGGTCGCATGCACGTCGAGGGCGAGATCGTGGTGCCCGTTGCGCGCGTGCCTGCGCAATAGGGTCTCGGCCGTGTCGATGATGGCTTTCGCTCGCGTCATGCCCCGCAGAACTCGCCGCGGCAACGGCCTTCCCTGTGAGCGGTACTCGGACACGGCGATGAATATCTCGGGGAAGTAGGCCAGCACCCTGTCGCTGTCGCCGTCCACTCGGTACGGGATGCGACGAGCGGCGCTCCGTTCGCGCCCCGGGGCGAGCACGTCCGGGTCGCCTCCTCGGGCGAGGCAGACCGCGTGGTACATGTCGGGCGCGATCTCCTCGGCACTCTCGATGGAGAACACGTTGTGGTCGTCCGTCGAGTTGACCACGCGGATCTGCGGTTCGCCCTGCAGCGTGAGCACGCCGTGGTCGATGAAGCAGGATTGCTCGATCGCCACGGAGCCCACGTTGCGGCGAAACTCGACCATGTCGGGATCGAGGTCCTCTTCGCCGTCCACGCGTAGAAGATCGACCCACGTCAGGTCGGGATCCGCCCACGCGGGTCGGACCGCGGCGATCGACTCCACGTGCTCGGCGAACCACCGAGAGAGCTCGACCTTGTCGATCCAGTGGTTCTGGGGTGTTTTCGCGGTCATGCCTTTGCTTCCTCGATCGCGATGAACGTGGCCGTCTCGGTGTTGTCTTCAGTGGCGATCAGTAGCCACGTGCCGAGGAACGTGTGCCACGAGCGGTGCGGTTCGCGGGTGTACCGGGCTTTCACGCGCTGGTCGATCGGGAGGCTGCACCAGCGGTGCCGGTGCAGCGGGCACCGCTCGGCCGGATGTGCGAGGTAGTCGGGTGTTGGCGCTGCGGAGCCTTCGGCTTCCCACGTGGCGAGGTGGTGGAGGGTTCCGAGCGGCGCGTTCCGAACTCGCGCCTCGTAGTAGGGGAGTCGCAGCAACCTGCCGTCCTGGAACTCCGCGTTGTCCACGATCTGCGGGGCGAGAGCCTCGATGCGGGCCGCGGCCGCGTCGATCTGTTCCCGGAGGTACAACAGTTCGTTTACGCCCGAGACGGTTGCGCGGGGGTGGAGGGTCAACGTCGTCATGCCGTCACCTCGAACATAAGCGCCCGGAGCTTGCCCGGGTAGACCTTCTCAGCCTCGGTGACGACGGCCTCGATCTGATCGAGCAGGGACCGCAACACCGCGAACTCGCGCACCGCGTCGCCACTGTCGATGCGCCAGTCCCATTCGAACGAGTAGCTCAGGAGCTCGTCGCCCTTGTAGGGGTCGAGAGCGATGCGCACGTCGATGTCGTTGCCGTCCGCCGTGGCGACGTCGAGAACACCGGCGTGGAGGGTGTGGCCGTCTTCGTCCCGGGCGTCGCACCAGGTGAACTCGCACGCGCTCACAGGGTCACCCCCGCCTCGGCAGCAGCGGAAAGGATCTGCGCGAACACGGCTTCGACGTGCTGAGTCTGGATCCAGAACTCATCGTCGGCATGTGCGACGCGGACGGACTCGACGGCGTGAGCCACGATGCCGGTGGCCGTGATCGCGGTCTCCCGGACGATCGACACTCGGGCGATGTCGGTCTCGCTGAGCGTGGCGCTCTCGTTAATCCAGTAGCCGCCGTCGTGGTCTTCCCAACTCCGGTCGTAGTCGGCACGATCAGCCCACGAGGGTCCGGGCGCCAGTGCGTCTGCCTGCTCGGGGGTGATCTTCCGTGCCGGCGGAGTGAAGAATCCGACCGCGTCGAGTTTCGCGAGTAGAGGGTCGCGCAGGGACTCGCGAGCCTCGGGCTCCTGTGAGATGATCGGGGTGTTCATTTCGATGCCTTTCGTAGGTGTCTGGCCGCCCGTTGCTGCTCCAACAGCACGGGCGGTTTCTTCGTGTTGTGCGTGTGCGTGTGGGGTGCTCACAGTTCAAACCTCCGCGTACTTCGCTTGCTCGGCCGCGAGAACGTTTTGGAGCTTTGCGATGCGGTCGTGGATCCTGCGCTTGCGGCGCTCTCGGCTTGCCTCGGCGACCGTTCGCCACTGCGGGGTGCACTCGATGACCTCGGCTTCACCGCCCCAGTGACGGATGAGGTCCGCTCGAGATTGCGCGGCCGACCGCGAAAGATAGACGCGCCTGGTCGAGGGGAAGAAGAACGGTCGCACCTCACCCCATCGCTCGATGCTGTACTCGTTCCAGCCCTCGGGGTCCTTTTCCGGGGCCCAGCCGTGGTCGTCGCCTTCCGGGTGATGCTCGTCCTCATCGGAGTCGGCGTCCGTGGTGTTGACGGCCATGTACAGACGGGTAGGAGTGCTCATGATGCGTCCCCCTGGACGAGCGCTCACGCTGGTGTCTTTTTGCATGTCGGGAGCGATGTCGCTCATGTCGAACCTTTCGTAGATGGGGTTAAAAGACGCTGCGTGAGGCGTTCACGTACGCTCGGGCAGGCCAGCGACATAGCGATCAGTGCTCCCACCCGTATCGAGTGATTCGAGCCAGGCGAGAACGTCCTCCCGCTGGTACAGCACTCGGCCACCTGCACGCCGGTACTTGGGCCCCTTCCCCTCGCTTGCCCATCGGGCAAGCGTCGGCGCAGAGACTCGGGTGAAATCTGCGACCTCCCGGCGGGTTGCGATCGCAGGCAAGGTGTCGAGCTTCGACATAGCTGTATCCATTCTTTGACAACTCAGTTCTTCACATGTAGGCACTTGCGGACTGGTTGGAAAAGACTGCACCCCTCCGCGCGTGTTGTCAAGTGGAACTAACAGGACTCAGCCGGTATGGTCATTCCGTGACTACCGTGAGGACGCTAAAGGATTGGGAGCGTGAGTATGCGAACCGGATCGTTGATTCGATCAACACGCTTCGTGAGCGTCGAAAGTGGACCATTCCTCGCCTCCGAGAGGAACTCGCGTCCAACGGCTGGTCGGTGTCCGTCGAGACCTTGAACGGCATCCTGAGCGCTCGAAAGCGTGGCGCATTTAGCGTGGGCGAGATCTTTGCTTTCGCTCGCGCTCTGGATGTCTCGCCGCTGTACCTGATGAACGGCTTACCTGCATCCGATCCGCTCCCCGAAGGCCCGTTGCTGCCAGACAGCGACGTTGTGAGCACATATGAGTGGCTGTTCGACTCTCAGCAACGAATCCTCGATGGGAGCGCGATCGGTTTCATGCCGGAGTATGCCAAAGCAGTGTCCCTGGCGAAGTGGCACAACGCGTTGTGGCTGGCATCCGACGGCCGGTACGGCAAGGAGTACTTGGCGCAGGACATCGCCGAGATCGCGCGTCTTCGCGAGCAGTGGCGGGAGTACGACGCGCCCCGCTGGAACGTGCCTAAGCTGCCACCCCTTCCGGATGCGCTTGCCGGTCTTGATGATGGACCATCACGTCTGCCAACGCGCTCGGCGCCGTGGGTTGAACTCAGCGGCGACGCTTGGATGCAAACCGCAAGAGACTACGTCAGTCGCATGGATGCACGGCGAGCAGAGCTAGATCGGCTCGAAAACGCGGGCCGGGGTCCAACCGATAGTTTCCCGGACCACAGAACCGAATGATCGACGCCGTGCAACCAGGTGCACGTGGGAAATCCGCAGAAGCCTCATAGGAGGGCAGGCATATGGCACGGCCGCGAACTCCGCTAAGTAGCTACGGCACGATTCACGCGGCACTGGTCGAAACGGGCAAGTGGCGTGCCCGCACTCGCTATCGGTTCGATGACGGCAAGCTGAGGCAGGTAGAGCGCTTCGCGCCAAGCGAGGCGAAGGCGAAGGCGAAGCTGCGCGCAGCGCTCGTAGACATCCAGGCAACCACGGCAACCGACGTCAGGCGCGAGACCCGCCTCCGGGATCTCGGCGAGCGATTCCTCGCAGCCAAAGCCGGCCGCGCCCCCCGAACAGTGGAAACCTACGAGCGGGCCGTCAGAAAGATCATTGCGCCCCGAATCGGCGACCTCGCGGTTAGCGAAGCCACCCCGGACAGGCTTCAGCGCTTCATCGATACGGTCAGAGAAGACGTGGGGGTTGGCACCGCGAAGACCGTCCGTTCCGTACTGTCCGGCATGCTCGGTCTCGCAACGAGGGCCGACGCCGTACGCGCTAACCCCGTCCGCGAACTCGCACCGCTCGAGCAGAAAGCAAAGGGCGCGAACCCCATCCCCCTGGACGAACTCGCGGGCATCCTCGCAAAACTCCGCAGTGACCAGCGAGCTCGTGATCTCGACCTTGTCGACATCGTCGAGTTCATCGCCGGCACCGGCGTTCGCATCGGGGAGGCGTGCGCGATCGCATGGGAAGACGTCGATCTTGAGGACGGGACGGTCAGTATTCGCGCGAACGCCGTGCGCGCGACGGGCCGCGGATTGATCCGTCAGACTCACACGAAGACCGAAGCGGGCACGCGGCGCATCCGTGTTCCCGGGAGCGTGCTCGGCATCCTCGGCGACCGCAGGCTCAGAGGAGGTCCTGATCGAGGGCTCGAGCTTGTTTTCCCTACTTCGATGGGTAATCTTCGGGATCCGCGAAACACCTCTCGGGACTGGGCCGAAGCTCGCGCCCGACTCGGCATCGGCGACTACTCGTTCCACAGCTTCCGAAAGACTGTCGCGACAGCGCTGGATCAGGCGGGACTCTCGCCCCGCGACATCGCGGAGTACCTCGGACACGCGGACCCTTCGCTGACGATGGGGACGTACATGTCCAAGACGGTCGGAGGCAGCAGAGCTGCTGATGCCCTAGACGATGTGCTGAGGATCCATCATTAGCTCGAGAGCATGCCCCGCAGGCTCAAGGTATGGCGCGCGGTACGAACCAGCTGGACAAAGCGCGCCGGGGATAGCACCACGGTGTGATTACCAAGTCGCCCCTCGGCATACGCGCGAAGGAAGCCGCCGTCGTTAGTGACGCAATAGACGCGCGCAAGCGGATCGTCATTGACTACCTCTCGACAGGCCTTGAGCACTCTGCCGTCCTCGTGGTCGAGAGGCGGATGACCGTCTGTCCCCACAGAGCCAATCCACCCGCCTCCCGTGGTGTCCACGAGACTTCCGATCAGACCTTCGACGAGGTCCGAACTCGCTTCTCCGTTCCAACCGAGGCCGCAGAAACCTTCGGCGTCGGGGGTCAAACTCTGGACTGCCTTGTACTCAACGGTGTCGACGATGTGGTCGGACGTCCAGACCTCGATTCGCTCCGAGCCCGCTAATCTCCCCGAAGTACAGACAGCGATGGCGCGGAGCGAGTCCTTCATCGAGTCCGGGTGCGGCAGAGGGTCACGCGCAAGGCGTGCCACTTCGCGATCGAATGCGTCCCAACTAAACGGCTCACCCACGACGCGGGCGACATCGAGCCAAACATTACAGTCGAAGATCACGCGATGTAGCTGCGACCCCCCAGTCGCCGCGGCGTTCAACGCCCGCCCTACGCGTCGGGAGTCTCGTGGAACGTCGGAACCGAGCCTCGCAGGTTCGCACCGCCCCAGGCATCGACATCGGGAATGTGGTCCGGGATCTCTCGAAGCAAAGCTTCGACATCTACCGGCGCCTCGGTCGTCGCCTGCCGACGGAGGAACACCCCGCCCGCGGCGAGGTCGGCAGCGCGACGCCCCCCGAGCAGCCGATTGGCCCGGTAGAACGACGCCATCACATCCTCGTCGATGGGGGTCTGCGAGTGCGCGTCCGCCGGAAGGTCTCCTCGGGCGGCAACCCAAGGCTGCTCAACATGTGTGAGCGCGCTCAGTTGATCGCCCGACATCGAGCCATAAGCGGCGAGCACTGCGTCAACTATGTCGGACGTAACTTCGTCCAGCTGCACTTCATTCTGCAGCTCAGGTCGACGCGTATGGCGCTCTCTTCGTTCGTGCCAGACCTGAGGCACGACTGGGCCGTCTCGCCAGGCCTTGAAACGATCGCTAAACACGGGCTCATCCGTGACAGCAAGGTGCCAGGCCTGCACGTAATAGAGCAGCTTCTGCAGCGTCATCGCGTCAAGCCATTGCCCGGAGCGCGACAGGATCACGGACGCGACTTCGTTCGCACTCACCATGACACTCACCCCCGAGAAGTCGACTGCAACGCAATCGTAGGGCTATCCACGCCGATTTGGACAGATTCACGGCGGAAGGTCACCCAATTGAAAGTGCGGGGTTTGTGCGGGGTGGTTGACCGCATAACGCCTCGCAGCCGCAGAAACATTAGGAAAATGTAGCGGGAGCGGGGCTTGAACCCGCGACCTCACGATTATGAGTCGTGCGCTCTCACCAACTGAGCTACCCCGCCGCACGGCATCCGATTGTCGAAAATGATGCCTTGAGCCCCGAGTCAGGATTGA